GGCAATACTAAATCATACGGACATCATAAAGTTCACCCTGATGAGTTAGCAAGACAGGCACATGTAAAAGGTCATTTTGCTTCTCAAGAAAGAGAGAACTTCTTTGATGAAGTATACGGTGAAGTTCTTGTAGACTACTTTTTAGAGTGGCTTAAGACTGAATCACATGAAACTAAGACTCGTGAGTTCCTCTACTCTTCGGCAATGGCATTAGGTAGTGTCAAGGCGAAAATGATAGGCTTCGAGATGTACGGTAAAAACGTACCACATATACAGGAGGACAAAGATGTATGAATTAGATTATAAACAACTACTATCTAACTACGAACAAATGATAAACACACTTGAGTATGACTCAATGCGTAGTGGTGGTAAAGCTAAACTTAACGCAGATACATTGCATTACATGTATTCAATGAAATCTGTTTATGAAAAAAGATTAATACCTGCCGAAAAGGAGGTAAAGAAAAATGGAAAATAATACCGAAGCAACAGTAGACTCTACCCAACCAGATGACTCTATAGCAACGGATAGTCGAACAGAAGAACAAATGCTGGCTGACATTGTAGCGAACTCCGAGTTCACTGAATCTCTACCCAATGAGCAAGACGTTCCTGAGTTAGACACGGAAGAAGCTGCGGAAGACCCAGATGCAGAAGAATCCGAAAACGAAGAAGTTGAAGAAGGAACTGAGACAGAAGAAGAAGAAACAACAGATGAGGATGATACGTCTACCCAAGAATCTGAAGTGTATTCTACTGAAGACTTAGACTTAGATGCAAAGGTAGCCATTAAAATAGATGGCAAAGATACTGAAGTATCGTTTAGTGATCTTATAAAAGGTTACTCAACTGAACAACATCTTTCTAATGAGGGTCGAAAACTTGGCGATGCAAGAAAACAACTTGATGAAGAGTACGGAAAAAAGTTTAAAGAGATCAATGATCTTGGACAAGCCTCTTCGGCAGTGTTGTATCGAGAAGAACAAGCCTTGGCAAAAGAATATCATGACATAGAGACTCAGATAGATCAGGCTAGGAAAGACGGTGATACGTATGAAGTGAATGAACTAAAAGATAAAAGAGAACAGGCACAAAAAAACTATTGGCAAGCTAGAAATGGCAGAGAACAATTAGTAAAGCAAGTTCAATCTCAAGTTCAAGAACAAAGTACTAAACAATGGAATGAGCAATTAGAAGTATTTAATAAAGCTATTCCAGATATGATACCTGACTTTAATGAAAAAACAGCTAAAGCGATAAGAGAGTTTGCTATAGCAGAGGGTATACAACCAGAAATTCTAGATACTATTATAGATCCTGTAATAGTAAAGTTTGTAGATGACTACAGACGATTAAAACAAGGAGTAACTAAAGGTAGTGTTAAAAGAAAAAATACTGTCGTTAAAAAAGCTCCTATTCGTAAAGTTAAAACTAAGTCTCAAAAGAAATTAGATAATGAGACTAAGGTAAGACAACGAGCTTTTGCTAAAGATTCATCTAACGATGATCAAATGGAGTTTCTTCGAGGACTTGCAAATAAATCATTAAACTTATAATACCTCGGAGGGTATAAAAAATGGCTAACAATTTAGGCGTAAGAGGCACTGCAGGTCCACAAGGACCAGCTAGAGGTGCTGGTAAAGATGTTTCTCAAAGAGAAGATCTTGCTAATTTTATTACGATGATCACAAGGGATGAAACTCCCTTTATGGCATCAATCGGCAGTGCAAAAGCAACTGCTATATATCACGAATGGCAAACAGATGAGCTAGAAGCTCCAGGAAATTCCAGAATCGGTGAGGGTACAGACTATATCGCACCTGCAGCTGGTGGCGGTACTGGAACTCCAGCAGTCGGAAATAAATTTGCTGAAAGCGGTCCAAATAGAACTAGACTAGGAAACTATACACAGATTAATGGTAAGACTATTGCTGTGTCTGGTACTCGTAGAGCAGTTGACCAAGCTGGTGTTGCAGATGAATATGCATATCAGTTAAAGAAAAGAGGTACAGAGCTAAGAAGAGAT